ATGAGCACCCACGAATGGGACCGTCATTCGATACTCGCTACACTGCGGCGACAGGGCATGACGCTCGCCGGCCTCGCCGCACATTACGATATCAGCCGGAACTCCGTCAGAAACATCTGGACCCGGCCGAATGAAAAGGTCGAGCGCGCCATCGCCGACTTCATCGGCGAGCCGGTCGAGCGCCTTTTTCCCAGGCGTTACCCGAAACGGCGCCCCCACATATTGAAACCCGAATTCGCATCCTCGCGCGGCAATCCTTCCTCCTCCTCCCAAAAGGATGCCGCATGAGGCGTGGCGCTGGTGAACCGCAGGGCTGCTCTAGCCTTTGCCATCCGGTGTTCAAACCGGCAACGCGGCAAGCACTCTGTGAAGAGCGACCGCGCCGGCTGTCAGTCCGCAGGCGACTCACCAGCGCCACATCCCCATCATCGCGCAGGCCCTGCCTGCCGGCAACGCCTATAGTCACCATGAATATCGACACAACAATCCTGCTTATGCGGCGCCAGCGCGTGCGCCAGGCGCTGGACGTGGCGCTGGTCTTCTGGTTCGCGGTGATGGCGCTGATCGCAGCCGTCGTCGCTTGCATCGGGATCATGCAGCCATGAACCGGCATAACGAGCGCGACGTGCATGACGCACTGTTTCACGCTTGCGTTCTGGCGGTCGCGGAAGGCTTTCCGCATCTGGCGGTGCGCGACATCATCGAGCCGCCACACGACTTGTTCGACGCCGCGCTCGCGCGGCAGGTGGCCATCCACCTGATGGTGGCACGCTTCGGGCTGCCAAAGCGCCGCGTCGTGGAGATGCAGCAGCGCTCCCGCGAAGCGATCAACCGCGCGCTGGCGACGGTGGATTGCCGGCTCGAAACAGCAGCTTTCGAAACCCATTACCGAATGATCGCAAAGCGGGCCGGCGAACTGGTCGACGCCCGCATGGAGGATGCAGCGTGAGCGCAGAGTACAAGCAAATCCCCATCGCGGAGATCGTCGTACCGACACGCCTGCGGGCAGTGGACGAAGACCAGGTGCTGGCCATGCAGGCGTCAATCGTCGAGCACGGCCTGCTCAACCCGATCACCGTGCGCGCCACGCCGGCGGCACGGGGCAAGTTCAAGTTTACCCTGGTGGCCGGCGCGCACCGGCTGCACGCGCTGGCACTCCTGCAGGAAGACAACATTGCGGCACTGGTGGTGGACGCCGACAAGGACGAGGCCGTCCTGATCGAGGTGGAAGAGAACCTGTTTCGCAACGACCTGTCGGTGCTCGACCGGGCAATCGCGGTGCAGAGCTACCGCGACGTGTTCGAGAAGCGGCACGGGAAGATCGCGCGCGGCGGCGACCAAAAATCAAAGGGGCAAGTTGCCCCTTTGATCGACAATTCGAGCAACTTGCTCCAATTGATCGCCGATGAAGCCGCCAATGGCTTCTCCGTATATGCGGCGGAACGGCTTGGCGTGTCCGTTGATGCGATCAAGAGGGCGCACCGCATTGCCCGCAACCTCATTCCGTCCCTGCGGGAGTGCCTGCACGGCACGCCCGAGGCCGACAATCAGAGCTTCCTCCTGAAGGTGGCCGGCTGGGAACCAGCCCGCCAGGCGGCGCTGGCGCGCTGGATCGGTGACGAGAAAGACCCCAGCCAGTTCATGCAGGCGACCGCGCGGCCGGAAGCGCCGGCGGCACAGAAGGCGTTCGGGACCATCCTGCGCAACTGGCGCTGCCTGCCGGGAAGCGCCCGCTGGCAGGTGCTCTCCGAACTGGAAATCATGGACATCCTGACGGACGAACAGAAGGCCGTCCTGGCCGAACGGTTCGGGACCGTGCCGGAGGAACTGATCGCATGACCAAACGCCATCCCGGCCAGCTCGACCTGTTTCGCGAGCCCATCTTTCCCGTGCGCGCGCCGTCCGCACAGATCGACCTTGCCCGTTTCCGCGCCAAGCTGAAACGCGGCATGGCGCAAGCAATCCGCGAATGCCCTCACGATCGGCCGGCCATCGCCGCGCGCATGGCGCAGTATCTCGGCCTGCCGTCGATCAGCAAGGCCGTGCTCGACGCCTACACGGCCGAAAGCAAAGAGGGACACGACATCAGCCTCGTGCGCTTCAAGGCGTTCGTGCGCGCAACCGGCGCCACATGGCTGTGGGACATGGCGGTGGCGGAGGAAGGTCTGATCCTGCTCGAAGGCGACGAGGCCCGGCTGGCGGAGATTGCGCGGCTGCAACAGGAACAGGGAGCGATCGCCAAAGAATTGAAATCGCTGCGATCCATCCCCGTCACCATCAAGCGGAGGGCGCGGGCATGAAGGTGTGGTTTACGATCCCCGAACTGGCTGCCGCGCATTTGCCGGACCTGCCGCAGAGCAAAAGCGGTATGGATGCATACGCCAGGGCACAGGGTTGGAAGCATTCCGGGCTGGCGCGCCAGGCCCAGCGCCAGGGCGGCGGTTGGGAATATCATGTGAACCTGCTGCCGCCTGCCGCGCAAGCACGGCTTTATGTGCTGCATGACGAGACGCCGCCGCCGGCCGATCACGAAGCGACCAAGCGCAGGAACGCTCTGTGGGAGCGTTTCGAGGGCCTGTCGAAAGGGCAGAAAGACGCCTGTGAATGGCGTTTGCAGGCGGTGGCTAAAGCGGAAGAACTGCGCGCCGGAGGCATCTGCGTCGACGCGGCGGCGACCATGGCTGCACGGCGGTTCGGCGTTTCGCGCGCAACATTGTTCAACTGGCTGGCCATGGTGAAGGGCTATGCGCGCGAGGACTGGCTTGCCGCACTGGCGCCGGCCTACAAGCCGGTGTCGGACCGGGCAGCATGCGATGTACGTGCCTTCGACTTTCTCAAATCCGATTTCCTGCGGCCGGAGAAGCCCAGCTTCACATCGTGCTACCGCCGCATGACCAAGGCAGCCAGCCTCAAGGGCTGGTCGCCGATCGCCTCGGAACGGGCCTTGCGCCGCCGCCTGGAGGCGGAGGTGCCGAAGGCCGTGCAGGTGCTGGCACGCTCCGGCAAGGAAATGGCGAAGACGCTCTATCCCGCGCAGCGGCGCTCGCGCAAGGCCATGCAGGCGATGCAGGCGGTCAATATGGACGGGCACAAGATTGACGTCTTCGTGCGCGTGCCATGGAGCGACAAGCCAGTGCGCATGATGCTGATCGCCATCCAGGACCTGTTCTCCGGAAAATTCCTCTCCTGGCGTCTGGCGGAGGCGGAGACCTGGGAGGCGGTGCGCCTGACCATCGGCGACATGGTCGAGCTCTACGGCATTCCCGACGAGATGGTGTTCGACAACGGCCGCGCCTTCGCATCGAAGAAGATCACCGGCGGCAACCGCACGCGCTACCGTCATAAGATCAAAGAAGAAGACCCGGAGGGCCTGCTCGTGGCGCTGGGCGTCAACGTGGTTTTCACAAACCCATACTCCGGACAGTCGAAGCCGATCGAGCGCGCCTTCCGCGATCTCGCCGACACCATCGCCAAGCATCCATTCTGTGCCGGCGCCTATACCGGCAATCGGCCGGATGCGAAGCCCGAGAACTATATGAGCCGGGCCGTGCCGCTCGATGACCTGCGCGAGCATGTGGCAGCGCAGATCGCCGACCACAATGCCCAGGCAGGCCGACAGGCGGCGAACTGCGCGGGCCGCAGCTTCGACGAGACGTTTGCGGCGGGAATGGCGGAGGCCATCGTGCGCCGGCCAACGGCGGCGCAGCGGTCGCTTTGGCTGCTGGCTTCCGAAGCGATCCGCGCCAAGCGCGGCAGCGGCGAGGTTCATTTCATGGGCAACCGCTACTGGCACCCGGCCCTCAACCAGCACGCGGGAATGAAGGTCACAATCCGCTTCGATCCCGATGCGCTTCATCAGCCGATCAAGGTCTACACGCTCGACAATATGCTGATCTGCGACGCCGATTGCATCAGCGATACGGGCTTCCGCGACGTCGACCAAGGCCGCGCGCACAATCGTGCGCGGCGCGGATACGAGAAGGCGGTCGCCGCGCAAAAGGCGGCGCACGCCAAGTTGTCCGCCCAGGAGCTGGCCGACATCGTCTATCGCGGCGCGCCAAAAGCGCCCACGACCACGCCGATCCGCCCGCGCGTGACACGGATCGCCGCCGGCAATCTGGCCATCGACCAGCGACAGGCGGAGCCAATCGCCGAGGATCAGAGCGATGCGTATTTCCTGAAGGCGTTAGCCCGGATGACGGGCGACGCCTCCATCATCGAATTCCCAGGCCAATCGGGTCGCGGGGATGAGCCGGTAAGTAGTGAGTACGGTTCCAAAAAAGAGGGCGGAGCTTCCGAGTAGTCGGAAATCCCGCCCGATAAAACGGCCCGCAAGGGCCTCAACCAAAGGAACCTTTAGATGAACGATCTTGGATTTTCAAGCAGGCCAAAGGCCGAAACATGGGAGCGGCCGATTGCCGGCCCGGATGAGACCCTCGGCAATCGCGGCGCGGGCGACGTCGCGGAGTGGTGGCGGTTGATCGACCGCGTGATCGAGACGGCCGGCGCCATGAGCCTTTCGAAGCGGGACGTGGCGCGGAAAATCGGTATGGCCGAGGGAACGTTCAGCCAGTGGTTCTCGGGCAAATATGACGGGCGGCTCGATACGCAGAACGAAAAGGTTTCGCGCTGGGTCAACGCGATCGAGGAAACACAGGACCTGGCCGGCGCCATACCCACCTCCCCGCGCTTCCTCAAAACCCGCGTGTCCATCGACATTATCGGCACACTGACCTGGGCGCAGAAAGCCACCGACCTGGTGACGATCACGATGGGCGCCGGCTGCGGCAAAACGGAAACCTGCCGCCACTATCGTGACACGCGCCCGAACGTGTTCATGGCGACCATGTCGCCGAACACGCGGACGGTGCATGGCATGCTGACCGAACTGTCGGACAAGCTGGACGTCATGGTCCACAACCCGGCCAGGCTCGGCAGCGCCATCGGGCGGCGGCTCGAACGGTCGGACGGCGACACGCTGCTGATCATTGACGAGGCACAGAACCTCGTCGACGACGCGATCAACCAGTTGCGCCATTTCGTCGACAATCACAAATGCGGCGTTGCGCTTATCGGCAACGACGAAATCTACGGGCGCTTCACCAAGCGCAAGGATGGTCCCTCCTACGCCCAGCTTAAGAGCCGGGTGGGCCGACGCCTCCGCATGGCCAAGCCGCCGCTTGAGGACCTGCACGCCTTCATCGCGGCGTGGGGCGTCACCGATCCCGATTGCATGAAGTATCTGACCGGCATCGGGCTGAAGGGCGGCGGGCTGCGGCAGATCGACAAGACGATGAAGCAGGCCCGCATGGAAGCCGCCGGCCGCGACGAACCGCTGGACGTCAAACACATACGCCTGGCCTGGAACAAGCGGGATGTCGAGGAGATCGCGTGATGGCGCTCATCCTGGCAAGCCGCCTGGAGCGGATAGCGCGGGAGCTGGAGGCCCGTTCGGCGCGCGGCATTTCACCCAGCGAGACCGAGGTGCTTGCAACGGAATTCGCACTTATGGCGGAGCTGGCGCGGCGACAGGAGGGCGAACTCGCCGTGCATCGTCTCGGCGAGACCGAGCGCACGAGGCGCGCAGCCATGGAGCAAGAGGCCGGAACGGCGCTCGGCGATCTGATCGCCGACCCCGAGGGCATTGTCATCCGCCCGGATTTCAGGAGGGGATCATGAGCCGATTGTCGCTGGAGCTTTCAGACGGCATCGCCGAACTGCGCGCGCAGTTCGACGTGTATGCGCGCGAGGCGCTGGTGCTCCCGCAGCGGGATGCGCGCGCCCTGCAGGTGTGCTGTGACCTGCTTTACCAGCGTGCGCGAGCGATGGAGACGGCGTTGTCTCAACATCTGTGGAACGAGGCCGCGCGGCGCGACCGGGCCATGGATGCCGAGCGGATCGCGGCAGAGCTGGAGCGGCCGGGCACGAATATCGCGCTGTTCCCGGTGGTCCCACGGCCGCAGTCCGCGCCGGAAACCGGCGGTGCGGCATGATCACGGTGCGCGAGATCATCAGCATGGCGGCGCTGCATTTCGGCTTCGATCCGGGCGAACTGGTGGCACACCGGCGGCACAGGGATGCCACGCTGGCACGCCATGTGGCGATGTACGTGGCGAAGAAAACCACGGGGCAATCGCTGACGGCGATCGGCCGCTCCTTCGGCGGTCGCGACCACACCTCGGTAATGCACGCGCTCGACAGGATCGCGCGGGGGGTGGAGGCTGACAATACACTGAAAGCCGCCGTCAACGCGCTGATCGCTGGCGTCGAGTACCGCGAGCGCCTTGCCGCGTTTGGCCCCGTCGATGTGCTTTGGGTGGCCGGGTACATCGCAGCGCATCCGCAACGCCGCGCGATGGAGGCGAGCGTGATGGAGATCACCGCTCTCGCCGATACGGTGCGCGAGTTGTGGGAGATCGCCCAGGCCGCAGAGCAGTTTGTACATCTTGCTCGCCGGCGCGCCGAAATGCTCCAGGGCGAATGGGCGGAAATAGCAGTCGAAGACTGGAACCTCATCGACGATCACATGACCGCGCTGGGTGCGGCCATCACCGAAGAGATGGCCGCATTGCGCGGCGACACGGACACAGAGGAGACGCACCATGCAAGCAGTCATTCTTGAAGAGCGGCGGGAGACCGGCGAGGTGATGGTGAATGGCAGGCCGTACATGCCCGATGCCAAGGGCAACCTCGTACCTGTCGAGACGATCCGCCCCGCCAACCGTCTGGAAGACGAGACCGTGCGCAAGATCATGAACTTTGCCGATGAATTGTCGGCGCAGATTGCGCGTTTCCGGGGTCACACAATGACGGACCTCGGCGAGTTCGATGCGCTGCTCGCCCAGGAATACGGCGCATCGAAGGGCGGACCGAAAGGCAACCGCACCTACCAGACCTTCGACGGCCTGATGAAGGTCAGTGTGCAGGTTTCCGACTTCGTCGATTTCGGGCCGCAGCTGCAGGTGGCGAAGAAACTGCTGGACGAATGCCTCAACGAATGGGCGGCGGACAGCGGGCCGGAAATCCGCGCCATCATCACGCGGGCCTTCAACACGGACAAGGAAGGCAAGGTGAACCGGGCGGAGATATTCATGCTGCTGCGGCTCGATATCGTCGATCCGCGCTGGCAGGAAGCCATGCGGGCGATCCGGGACGCCATGCGCGTGACCGGGTCGAAGGAGTATGTGCGGTTTTACCGCCGGGCGAAGGTCACGGACGGCTGGCAAGCCGTGACGATTGATCTGGCCAAGGCGTGAGGGGGCGGCGGCGATGACCGAGAAGATCATTGCGCTTCGCGCTTGGGTGCCAGTCGTGGAGCGATCCACGCCCGAAATACTCGGGCGGGTCCACGGCGCGCGGTTTGATTTCAGGGGTGGCGCCTACGAGATGAGGCTGGCCGGCGTCGCCGGGACTGCCACGGCAGGAAGGGAAGCGGCGAAAGAAAGCTGGCTACGCGCCGTACGGAAACGGATCGCCCGCGCCGAGGATGAATGCCCTGGGCACGTTGCAAGCATTGCAGACCAGAAGGTTTGCGGCCGGTGCGGCGCTCACGTGGACGACCAGCGCCCGCCGAAAAACGATCACTTCATGAAAGGATCGATCCATTGAGCGCTTATGCCGCCATCCATGTGGGCCTCAAACAGGTGGGCATCGAGGGCGAGGACAAGCGCGACTTCTACATGCGCCTGACCGGCAAGCCGACGCTTACGGTCATGACATCCGCCGACCATGGCGCCGTGCTCCAGGAGTTGCGGCGCCTCGGCTTCAAACAGCATTCGAAAGGGTCTCGACCGCGCCTTGAAGGGCGATACGCGAAGAAACTCCAGGCGCTGTGGATCGCCGCCTGGAACCTCGGCCTGGTGAGGAGCCGCGACGACAAGGCGCTGCTCGCTTTCGTCAAGCGGCAGACCGGCATCGACCACGTGCGCTTCCTGCGACACCCGGAAGACGCGGCCAAGGCGATCGAGGCGCTGAAGGCATGGATGACGCGCGGCGCCGGCGTCGAATGGCGGGCGCCGCTCGGCACACCGGGCTGGATGGCACGGCCGGCCTATCGCCTGGCACTCGCGCAATGGGCGATCCTTGAGAAGGCTGACACCCTTCCGCAACCGGGCTCGCTTGCTACCTTCGTCCGCGCCACAACCGGCGCGCCGGACCCTGCCGCCATGACCGACGCACAGTGGCGCGAGGTGATGAACGCGCTGGGCAAGCGTGTGCGCGAAGCGGCGACATGATGATGACCCGCTCCGCCCAGCCCTCCATTCCGCCCCTCTTCGTATGGCACGAGCAGACGGAAATCGAGCGGCTGCAGGCGGAGCGGGCGATCCTGGGCGCGCGCATCGAAAAGCTGCGGCCGCATTGCCACAAGCGCGTGGAGCTGACCGCGCGGATGCGCGCGATCACGGAGCGTCAGCTCCAGCTGCAAATCGAGATGGAAAAGAAGGCATGCTAGAGCAACAGCCTCTCCCCGCGAACATCGCACCCTATGTCGAGGCGCTGGGAACCGACGATGCCGTGCGGCTCTTCCTTTCGGTCGGCGGCAGCGACATCTACTTGCCACGCCGTTCATCGCCGAGATCGCTTGCCGCCCGCGCGATCGGCCCCGACAGGGTGGACCGGCTTGCCCAAAGGTTCGGTTACGGCTACATCAAAGTTCCGCTCGCCAGGCAATGGGTGGCGAGCGTGATGAAGGCCAACGGCGCCAGCCTGGCCGAGATCGCCCGCACGGTGCGCGCGGATGTGGCGACCGTGCGGCGCTGGCTCGGCCCCGCCGAAGACCACCGGCAGATCGACCTCTTTTCCTGAATACCCGCGCAGCCGCGCGGGTGCGCATTTACCTCCCCACCTGACAAATTGACGTGACCCTGCGCCGGCCCTCCGGCGCTTACCATTAGGAGGTCACGTTGAGCGATCGCGAGATCACAGCTGCCGCCAGGCAAAGCGCCAAGCGCCTCGGCATCGAAGTTGCCACCATGCTGGCCGTCATCGAGATCGAGAGCGCGGGCAAGGTCTATTCGACGGTCGGCCGAGGACACGAACCGCTCATCCGTTTCGAGGGCCACTATTTCGACCGACGCCTTTCAGGCCCGGCGCGCGAAAGGGCGAGGCGCGAGGGTCTTGCGCATCCGTCAGCTGGCAAGGTGAAAAATCCCACCTCCCAGGCCGCGCGCTGGACCATGCTCAACAAGGCAATCCTGATCGACGCCAAGGCGGCGCTCGAAAGCACTTCCTGGGGCCTTGGCCAGGTCATGGGCGCGCATTGGAAGTGGCTCGGCTTCGGATCGGTCGATGAACTGGTCAATACGGCGCGCGGCGGCGCGGCCGGTCAGGTCGAGCTGATGGTCCGCTACATCGAAAAGGCCGGGCTGAAGGGCGCGCTGCAGCGGCGCGACTGGGCGGCGTTCGCGCGCGGCTACAATGGACCAGCCTTCGCAAAGCACGGCTACCATACAAAGCTTGCCAGCGCCTATCGGCGGTATGCGGCCGGGCGTGAACCGGCTGCGCCTTCGGCGGCGGGGATGTTGCGGCTTGGCAGTCGTGGAGCGCGGGTGCGCGAGCTGCAGCAACTCCTGTTGCGCGCCGGACAATCGCTCCTGGTGGATGGCGATTTCGGCCCGGCGACACACAAGGCCGTGATGGCCGTCCAGAAGGGTGCCAATCTCGAAGTCGATGGCGTGGCGGGACCGCAGACCATGCGCGCGCTCGAAGCCTATCGCCACGGCGCGGGAGACCGGCCCGGCGAGCAGAGGGTGACGGAGATCGGCGACGTGCGCGACGGGATCGCGACCGGCGTCGGCGGCGGTGTGTCGCTCGAAGTGGTGCGGCGCACGATCGACGATGCGCTTTACCAGGTGGGCACGGTCCCCGGCCTCGAAACGATCTCCACCGGGTTGGCAATCCTCGCTGCGCTGCTGGCCATCGGCGGGCTGGTCTGGGCCGGCATCGGATGGTGGCGCGCGCGGCGGACGGTGGAGGCACCGACATGACGGGCCTCCTCCTTCGCAGGTTCCTTCCTGTCATCCTTTACGTGGCGGCCGCCGCCTTGGTTTACCGCATGGTCTACTCCGATGGCCGCAGCGACGGGCGGGCGGAGATGGCCAACAAGATCAATCAAGACAATGAGGAGGCAGGCGATGCTGCTGAAAAACGCCGTGCTGACCTGCGCCGCTGCGTTGGCGCTGGCGGCGTGTTCAACTTCGAAACCGGCGCCTGTAACCACTGACGGTCTGCGCAAAGTCGTCGGCACGTCGCTGGTCGGCACACGCGGCGCCACCGCGAAAGACCAGTTCGCGATAGACGAAACCGTAGCGGGCATGTGCGGCGCGCATGTGTGGTCGGCGGGCGAATGCGCCAGGCACGGGCGGGAGCTGCAGCAGCCATGAAGACAGGCAATCTCGCCTTCGAGCTGGCCGATCTGCGCGCCGAACAGGAGCGGCAGGCGGGCATATTGCGCGCCCAGGCGGCATTGGAAGGACCCGGCTCGTCGGCGTGCCGACAATGCGGCGCTGCCATCGAGGCACGCCGGCGCGAAGCCTTGCCTTCGGCCATCACCTGCGTCGCCTGCGCCATGGAGACGGCATGACAGAGCTCTTTATCCAGACCTGGTCGGGGCCGCTCGCCTCGCTGCTCGCGGTGATCAGCATCGTCTACACCTGGCTGACCGCACGATCCAAGGCCAATGAAGGCAAGATCAGCGGCCACGAAAAGAAGCTGACGGCACACGATCGCCGCATCCAGGGGCTGGAGGCGGAGGTCAAACACCTGCCGAGAACCGAGGACGTGCACGATTTGCGGGTCAGCCTGGAACAGGTGAAAGGGTCGCTCGGCCGACTGGAGGAAAGTCACATCGGCATCAACAGGGCGGTGCGGCGGATGGAAGAATTCCTGATGAAGGGGACAAGCTGATGGCAAAGAGCGACGGCTACAAGGACTATGTGACAGAGAAGGGCCGGCTGGTCATCCTTCAGGTTATCGGCCGGGAGTTCAACGGCCACCTGCGCGAGGATCTGATCCAGAAGGCGCTGGACGCCTATTTCCTGTCGCGCTCGATCGAGTGGGTGCGCACGCAGCTGCGCAAATTGGAAGAGTTGGGCGCGGTGCAGCTGACCGACGATGCCGGCAAGATGATCGCCGGCATCACGCGGACGGGCCGCGACCATGTGGATCGCCGCGCACCGATCGACGGCGTGGCGTGGCCCGAGGACGAGGCGTAGGCGATGGTCGAAGACGCGGTCGACAATGCCGGGCGCAGACAGGGGCGCGGAAGGCTCTCCACGCTGGAACAGCTTCCCGAAGAAGCGGACGCAGACCTTGCCTGGCTGAACGAGGAGCTGCGCGCCGGCAAGCGGCTGCAGATCGACCTGCTCGAAGAGTTCAATTCACGGTTGGCCGATCGCGGCCTCGCACCGATCTCGAAGGGAGCGTTCTCGCGCTATTCGGTCAGGAAGGCCATGCAGTGGCGCGAGCATGACGAACGCCTGCGGCTGTCGCGGGCGCTCTGCGAGGGCATGGGGCCGGACGGCGCGGACATGATGACCGTGGCGGTATCGGAGCGGCTCAAGATGGCTGTCGACGCGATGCTCGCCGGGGGCAACCTTAGCGCAAAGGAGATCAACGCCCTGGCGAGCGCGAACCGCGCGGCCGTGACGGCGCAACGGCATGCAGCCGAGTTGCGCCGGGGGCTTGAGGAAGAGCATAGGAAGAAAGTCGCCGAAGCGACCAAGGAAGTCGCCAGCATCGGAAAGGTCCATGGCGTTTCCGACGAGGCGATGCGCCTGATCACACAGCGCCTGGCGGGGATCGCGTAGTGGGAAACGCGCGCAACGCCCCAGCGAACAAGGAGGCGATCTTTTTGCCTTACCAGGGCAAGTGGATCGCCGACGGGTCACGGCTGAAGCTCATGGAAAAAGGCCGCCAGATCGGCCTGTCCTGGTCGACCGCATACGCCCAGGTCTCGCGGATCGCGCTGGCGAGCGCCCGCTTCGACGAGTGGGTCTCATCGCGCGATGAAATCCAGGCACGGCTGTTTCTTGAAGACTGCAAGCTGTGGGCCGGCATCGCCGATCTGGCAGCGCGCGACATGGGCGAGATGGTGATCGACGAGGAGAAGAAGCACAGCGCCCTCGTCCTTCAGTTCGCCAACCGGCGGCGCATCCATTCGATGAGTTCGAATGCCGACGCCCAGGCGGGCAAGCGCGGCAGCCGCGTACTGGACGAGTTCGCACTGCATCCCGACCCGCGCAAGCTTTGGTCGATCGCCTACCCAGGCATCACCTGGGGCGGGCAGATGGAAGTGATCTCTACGCATCGCGGTTCGCAGAACTTCTTCAACCAGCTCGTGCGCGAGGTGAAGGAAGGCGGCAACCCGAAGAAGATCAGCCTGCACACCGTGACCCTGCAGGACGCGCTGGATGCCGGCTTCCTTTGGAAACTGCAGCAATCCCTGCCGGCCGAGGACGAACGCCAGGAAATGGATGAGGCGGCCTATTTCGATTGGGTGAAGAGCGGCGCGGCCGACGAGGAGAGCTTTCTCCAGGAGTATATGTGCCAGCCGGCCGACGACAATGCGGCGTTCCTGGAATACGACCTGATCGCCTCGGCCGAGTATGGCAAGCTGGACGACTGGACCGCGACCGAGGGCGGCGAGCTCTATGCCGGCGTGGACATCGGCCGCAAGCATGACCTGACCGTGCTGTGGGTGTTTGAGCGGCTGGGAGACGTGCTCTACACCCGCCATGTCGAAGCGCTGCGGAAGATGAAGAAGTCGGACCAGGAGAAGGTGCTCTGGCCCTGGTTCGAACGGTGTGCCCGCGTCTGCATCGACGAAACCGGCCTCGGCATCGGCTGGGTCGATGACGCGCAAGACAAATTCGGCCCTTACAAGGTCGAGGGCGTCAGCTTCACAGCACCGGTCAAGGAAACCCTGGCCTATCCGGTGCGCTCGCGCATGGAAGAGCGGCGCATCCGCATCCCGTATACCGGTCCAATTCGCGCCGACCTTCGGCAGGTCACCAAGCAGGTCACCGCTGCTGGCAACATCCGCTTCACCGCCGAACGCACGCCGGATGGCCATGCCGATCACTTCTGGGCGCTGGCGCTCGGCATTCACGCGGCCGACGGCAAAACACACCAGCCATGGCGGCCATTGACGGTTCAGAGCGGGCCGGAGGCTCAAACCTCTCTCGATAAGGATTGGATACCCGCATGAACTGGCTTTCAAAGGCGCTGACGATTATGCGGCACAGCCCTCGCGCCCCTTTCCTCGGCCGCATGTTGAAGCGCACCCGCTTCGACTATACGGCGGCCGTTGGCGACGGGTTGGACAGTTCTGTCGTCACGGCGCCGATCCTTTGGATACAGCGCGCCCTCCCCGAGGCGCGCCTCACCGTGATGCGCAACACACGGAACGGCGGGCGCGAGGAAGTGGACGAACATGGCGCTCTGAAGCTGATCAGGCGACCGAACGATCACTATGGCGACATCGCATTGTGGGCCGGCACGGTGCTGTCCTGGTGTCTCGACGGAAACGCCTACTGGCTGAAGCTCCGCAACGGCGTCGGACGCCCGGCAGAGCTGTGGTACGTGCCACACTGGATGATGGAGCCGAAGGGTTCGGCGGACGGGACGACATTCCTGTCCCACTACGTTTATTCTCCCGGCGGAGGCATCGAGCCGATCAGTGTCGATGCCGCAGATGTGGTTCACTTCCGAAACGGCATCAATCCACACAATCCCCGCAAGGGGCTTTCACCGCTGGCCGGCGTGATTCGTGAAATCTTCATGGACCTGGAAAGCTCCAACTTCGTGGCCTCGCTCCTGCGCAATATGGGCGTGCCTGGCGTGGTGCTTAGCCCGAAGGCCGGCGGCGTGGTTCCCGCCGACGATGTCGCTGCTGTGAAAGCATGGCTGAAGGAAGCCTTTGGCGGAGACCGGCGCGGCGAGCCGTTGGTCATGGGAGCGCCGACCGATGTCCAGCCTTACGGCTTCAACCCGCAGCAGATGAACATGAGCGAGGCGCGCGACGTGGCCGAAGAGCGGCTTTGCGCTTGCCTCGGCATTCCGGCCGCCGTGGTCGGTTTCGGGGCGGGCCTGCAGGCGACCAAGGTCGGAGCCACCATGAAGGAGATGTGCAAGCTCGCATGGACGAATGGCGTTCTGCCGATGGGCCGGGCCTTCGCTGACGAGCTCGACCGGTCCCTGGTGCCGGATTTCGGGCCGGCCGATGCGCTGGTGGCGAAATGGGATACATCGGAAGTCCAGGCGCTCCAGGACGATCTCAACGAGGCGGCAACACGTTGGAACACAATGATCGCTGGCGGCTGGGCCATGGTTGCGGAAGGTCGCGAGGCAATGGGTCAAGAGGTGGACGACAGCCACCGCATCTTCCTGCGGCCCGCCATGCTCATCGAGACGCCGGCCGGGCAGCCGGCGCGGCCGGCAGAGTCCGGCAAGACGTTTGGCGAAAAGGCCAGGGCCACGCGCAGCCAGCGCCTGGCGGCGCGTGGCTTCGTGATCGCCATGCAGCGGCAGGAGGAGCCGCTGGCCAAAGCGATGGAAAAGCGGCTTGAAAAGTTCTTCAAGGCGCTGGGCAAGGCCGCGAGCGAAACCGCGCTACCGCTTCTGGCGCATGAGGAGCTGGCGCCGAAGGCGGCGGGCAGTGTGGAGACGAAGGCGGACGAACTGCTTGTCGAGCGGATCCTCGAAGGTCTCGGCATCCCTGCCCACCGCACTGCGTTCCAGCGGCTTTACGAGGCGCATTTCATCGCGGTGGCCGAGAAGGTGGCGGAGGCGGGAGAACTGGCGGGCCTGGGCGGAAGCCTGCCCGATCCGGTGGCGCGCTCGGTGGCCGGCGCCGGTGGACGGCGCGCCGGCCTGGTCGACCTGTCGCGGCAGTCGAAGGCGGCGCTCTTCGACGCGATCGCCGTTGGTCGGGCCGAGGGCGAAGGCGCCCAGCAGCTCGCCGCGCGGATCGCCGCGCATGTAGAGGCAGGTCCCTGGACAGCGCCCGAGGTGCGCGCCCGCACGATCGCGAGGACCGAGACGAAATATGCGCAGAACGTTTCGACGATCGAGCGCGCACGGGCCGCCAATGTCGAGCGGTTCATCGTCTTCGACGGCCGGCTAGGACCAGGACGGTCACTCGAAGAGCACATGGCGCGAGACGGATCGATCGTGTCAGCCGATGAAGCCGCACAGATGGCGGCGGACGAGCATCCCAACGGAACATTGAGCTTCGCGCCCCATTTCGGCGATGAGAACGAGGACTGAACCATGGACACAGAACTGAAGAGCCTGACCATCAAGGAGATGGACGACCAGGGCCTCGGCCTGGCGAAGATCGCCACGCTGACCGCAATCGACCATGATGGCGACACCTATCAGGCCGGCGCGTTCGCCTGGAAAGAAGGCGGGCACCAGTGGGTGCCGATCCTGCCGTCGCACGATCGATGCGCAATGCCGCTCGGCAAGGCACGTGTTTACGAGGCGGACGACGCCGCCTATGCCGAGATCCATCTCAACATGAAATCCGAAGCCGGCCGCGAATGGCATGCCGCGCTGAAGTTCGACCTGGAAAAGGGCAACGCCGTCCAGGAGTGGAGCTATGGGTTCGGGATCATCGACAGGTCACATGAAGTGATAGAGGGCCAGGAGGTGCGGAGGCTGAAACGGCTCGACGTGCATGAGGTCTCGCCCGTGGTGCGCGGCGCAGGCATCGGCACGGGCACGCTGGCGCTGAAGTCGCACCGGAGTTTCGCCGACCAGATCGCCGCGACGATCGCGGCGATCGAGGACATCGTGAAGCGGGCTGGCGACGTGAAGGCGCTTCGCGAGGCCGATGGCAGGCCGATGAGCAAGGCGCGGCTCGATCAGCTTGCGAACCTGAAACAGCGGCTCGACGTGCTTCTGGCCACGGGCACACCGCCGCCCGATGAGAGCGAGGACAACCGCATGGCCGCGATGCACGACCTGCGCGATGTCCTGCGCCGCCACGGTTGACGGCGGGTTCGAAACAAACGGCCGTGTACGCGTTTCTAGCGACGAAAGGCCCCGGACTAGCTGACCGGGGCCAAACCCGCGCCTACGGTGTTCAAATCCGCTTCAAATTCGATCCAGCAAGGCCTCGCCCGACGGCTGAACGCGTGTTTCCCGTCCGGGCTGGATTTCGGCCGCCGTTTCGGCCATTAGTGCTGGAGGCACCCAAATGCCACCAGCGGTTCGCCCGCGCAGCTGCGCGCATGTTTCAGCCGTTCCCTTCTCCCTAGTCTTCACGAAGTCCCGCGCCGACGCGGGCCTCTTCTTCATCCAGGCCGCGCGCGGACGCTTGGCCTTGTGCGACAACATCAGGGAATGGATCACAATGCCTGACATGACACTGAAGGATGTCCGCGAGAAGCTCGCGGCAAAGCAGGATGCGCTGGCCGGCGTCTTCGACGAGGCGCGCGTGACGACCGATAGCGGCGAAAAGTCATACGACTTCAACCGTGTCACATCTCTCGGCAAAGACGTAAAGGGTTCGATCGCTGTGGCCGAGAAGGTCAAGGAGATGGACACCGAGCTGAACGAGCTGGCCCAACAAGCCGAGGCCCTTGAGGCAGCCGAACAGGCCGAAAAGAACCTGTCCGACCGCCAGAAGGTGCGCAACCGGCTGCCGCTGCCCGGTGGCGGCGGAAACCATCCGGCGTTGGGCCTCGCCATGAAGTCGCTCGGAGCGATGATCACGGACGAGAAGGCGTTCAAGGCCTGGGTGGATGGTGGCGCCGGCGGCGGCATCACGCTTTCCTTCGACGATGCGCTGCCCTCCGATCTCCTGGCAAAGGCCATGGTGCCTGAAACCATCGGCGCAAAGGCGCTCATGTCGACGGCGGCCGGCTTCGCCCCGGAAAGCCTCCGGCTGCCCGGCTATGTCGAGGCGGCGACGCGGCCGATCCAACTCCTGGACATCATACCGATGGCACAGACCGGTCAGGCCGCCGTGCCATACATGGAGGAAACCACCCGGACGCACGGCGCGGCCGAGCGGGCCGAGGGCGCGGCTTTCGCGGAGTCTGCCTTCGCCTTCACCGAGCGTACCAGTCCGGTGCGCAAGATCACCGACAGCCTGCCGGTAACGGACGAGCAGCTCGAAGACGTGTCGTTCATCTCGTCATACGTCAATTCGCGGCTCATGTTCGGCATTCGCCAGCGCCTCGACCAGCAGTCGCTGCTGGGCGACGGCGCGGGCGCCAATCTGCGCGGGCTGAAGAACACGCCGGGCATCCAGACCCATGCCAAGGCCGCCGACCCGGTGCCGGACGCGTTCTACCGCGCGATGACCAAAATCCGCGTGACCGGCCGCGCCATACCTACCCACCACGTCATGCATCCCGAAGACTGGCAGGACGTGCGTCTGCTGCGCACCACGGACGGCGTCTATATCTGGGGTAGCCCGAGCGAAGCCGGCCCGGAGCGTCTGTGGGGCCTTCCTGTGGTGCAGCAAGACGCGGATGTGGCCGGGACCGGTTATGTCGGCTCGTTCATGCCCGCCTGGATTTCGATGTTCGAACGGAAGGGCGTGGACATTCAGATCGGCTATGTGGGCAACCAGTTCGGCGAAGGCCGGCGCACGGTGCGAGCGGACATGCGCGCGGCGCTGGTCGTCTTCCGTGCGCCCGCATTCTGCGAGGTGACCGGCCTCTAAGCCGCCACCTGGCGATTGCTTGAACGGGCGCTCGCGCGGCTTACGCCCCGATAGGGCCGACAGCCTCACCGCGAGCGCCCCAGCATAGGAGCAAACATGTCGACGATATCAGGATTTCCGACCGCCATTGGCTGCGCCATGATTTATGGCGGGCCGGTTGGGACGCATCAGGTGCCAGGCAGTCTCAAGCCGGGCGACACACTTCTCTCCGTCGAGCACATCACAGCGGGCGCCCCGCCGACCCGCGTCGATCGCACGGCCGAGTTCACCGTCTCCGCCACGGCTGGCGGGGTCATTGAAAACGACACCACGGACACGACGGGCGACTGGCTCCATGTGCTGTGGTCGAGCAAGGAAGACTGACCATGACGCAGGTTGCGAAAGAACGACTGTATCTGACCAGGGACCGCAAGGCATTGGTATTGGCCGACGACAAACGCGCCGGCTCCCTCTACGCCGTTCCCGGCGACGAAATTCCCGACAGCGCCGCCGAAAGGTTCGGCCTGGTCGGCGGGCTTACGAAGGCGTCGGCAGCGGTGGCAAAACGGGCTGGAGCCGATGCAAAGGCTACCGCCGAGAAGGTAGCGGCGGATGCCAAGGCCGCCGAAGAGAAAGCGGCAGCCGAGAAGGCGGCAGCGGATGCCAAGGCTGCCGAGGAAAAAGAAGCAGCGGCGCAAGACAACAAGAACGGCCGCGCAGGCGAGAACAAGTAGCAGGATAACCAAGGCGGTCTGGTACGGCTCGCAAGGCTCCCAGCACCTGATAGGGACGGTACGACCGTAGGGGCATAGCCCGCCGCCGCACTCATTCCAGGAACAAGCCGATGGCCCTGATTGACCGCGTGAAGGAACGGACGGGAACTGATCTCGGCGACCAGGAACTGCAAGCCATGATCGACGCGATCTCCGCCGTGATTGACGATCGGTTCGGACCTTCCGGGCCGACAACCGTGTTTCTGGGCGATCCGCTCGACCGCGACGGCTGGCGTCACACCTTGCGCCTGCCGAGCGTCGTGGACCAGGGCCAGCCAATCGAAGTGGTGGAAATGCAGCCTGGCAATAGCGGAGAGGCCGCAGCGGAGACCATGCTGACGGCGGACGACTATCGCATCCTCCATACCGGCCGCACCCTTCAGCGGCTGACGGGCGGGCCAAACGGCAAAACCTATTGGGCGCCCATGGTGCGCATCACATTCACGCCGCGCGAGGCCGCCGGCATGCGCGACGAGGCCGTCATCCGGATCATGCAGCTGGACACGGCCGGGCAGGCAGCGGCCGGCCTGAAGAGCGAAAGGGCGGGCGATTACTCGTGGACCGCCGCAACCGGCACGGAACGGGCGGAAGCCCGCGAGGCCATCTTCACCTGGCTTGGCACAGCGCTGCGCGGTACCGCCATGCCGATGGCGTGAGGCGAACGATGGACAGAAAGATCATTGACAAGGTCCGCAAGTGCCTTGCGCTGGCCCGCAGTGGAAACGAGAACGAGGCCGCATCCGCACTCGCGAAAGCCCGCCAGCTTATGGATGTGCACGGTATCACCGAAGCGGACATCGCGATGGCGGACGTCGAGGAAGCGGTCACGCGCGGATCGCGGACGCAGCGATCGCCCGTCTGGGAGCTGATCCTTTCCGAAACCGTCTGTCGCGCGCTAGGGGTCACTTCCTTTGCCGATGCGCGCGGCGATCGCTGCTTCATTGGCCGCGCGCCGGCAGCCGAGATCGCGAGCTATGCATTCGCGGTCCTATTCCGTCGCCTGAAGAAGGAACGAGCCGACTATATCAAGGCGCATCTCAAACGCTGCAAACTGGCCCGCAAACGCCAGCGGGCGGACATCTTCTGTCAGGCATGGGCCAGCATGGTGTTCATGAAGGTCAAGGCGCTCGTGCCGGAGCGTCAGGCCGACGCTCTCGTCGAACAGTATCTCACGGAGCGCTATCCAGGCCTCGTCGTGGTTGAACCGCGAAGCGCGAAGCCAAACGGTGCATGTATGGATCACGACCGCCTGCGCGGTGCGGTTGCCGGCAGCGACGTCGATCTCAATCCGGGCCTTCACAGCGAGGCCGCATCTCCGTTGGCCCTGGCATGATCGCCGGCCGATTGACCATGCGGGCACTCGTCGAGCGCAATGTGGCGGCGGGCCAGGACGGCTGGGGCCAGCCTGTGGCGCCGGACTTCCAGCCACTCGGCACGCTGCGCTGTTTCATCTGGTCGAATGCCAGCCGCGAAATCGTCGACGGCGACAAGACGGCCATGGTGGAGGATGTGCGCGGGCTGTTCGCGCTTGGCGCCGATCTCACCGAGGACGATGAAATCTCCGCCGTCACCGACGCCCATGGCGCGGTCATCGTGCCTGGGAGGCTGCGGGTCGAAGGCCCCGTGCAGCACAAGCACAACCATCTCGAAGCGGCTTTGAAGAGGATCAGCTGACGCAGGGGCGGAGGCCAGGCCATGACAGCCTGGCGACGGGGCCACGACGGCAATCACGTCCCCGTCAAGCACCCAGGGATGCTCCTTCCGCCGCCCCTTGCGGGGCGACGGAGTTATCCATGATTCTCAAAGGACGGGAAATGGCATCCTCCGATCTGCGGCCAGTCAGGCCGACCGTGACACCCGCCGCCTATGTCGGCGGCAAGCGCAATCTTGCAAAGCGCATCTGCGCGATCATCGAAAGCATCCCGCACCAAACCTATGCCGAATGCTTCGTCGGCATGGGCGGGATTTTCCTGCGGCGCTCGAGTGCGCCGCCCGCCGAGGTCATCAACGACTATTCCGGCGACGTCGCCAACCTCTTCCGCATCTTGCAGCGACACTACCCGCAGTTCATGGACATGCTGAAATACCAGGTGAGCAGCCGGCGCGAGTTCGAACGCCTCAAAGAATGCGACCCTGCCACCTTGACCGATCTGGAGCGCGCCGGGCGTTTCCTCTACATGCAGCGCCTGTCTTTCGGCGGCAGGGTCAACGGCCATTTCGGCATCGACCCAGCGCGCGGCGGGCGCTTCAACATCCTGAAGCTGGCGCCGCTCCTGGAGGAAATCCACGAGCGCCTGGCCGGCGTCGTGATCGAGAACCGCCGTTGGCAGGATTTCATGGACCTGTACGACCGGCCGGGCACGCTGTTCTATCTCGATCCGCCCTATTTCGGTTGCGAGGACGACTACGGAAAAGAGCTGTTCGATCGGGCCGAGTTCGCGGAGATGGCGGCGCGCCTGGCGCGGCTCAAGGGGCGGTTCATTCTCTCCATCAACGATCTGCCCGAAATCCGCGAGCTGTTCAGCGCGTTCGACATCATACCGGTTGAGCTGACCTACACGATTGCTGGAGGCCGGAACGCGCGGCCAGCACGAGAACTGATCATTGTGGGCAGGGCGGTTTGAGGCTGCTGGACATGCCAGTTGCCGACGCGGCAGAGTAGAGGACCAGGAAGCGAGCAGGAGACGGCCAATGGCGCAGCAGAGATATGATCTTCGAAAGGAGCAAGACGGCACATGGACCGTGTTCGATGTTTTCACCGGCCTGCCCGCAGACGCACCGGACGGGCCGGCGTTCGGCTTGGAGATGGAAGACGCGGACGATCTTCTCGACATCCTCAATGGGCTAGACCGAAAGGGCCGCGGCGAGCGAGATCAGCATTAGAGGGATGACATGGCGGGCAAGTCGAAATCGCTAAAATGGAACGGCAAGGCCGTAACCAGGAAGATGCGTGCGGCGCAGATCGAGGGCGTCAACGCGACGATGGGCGCTTCCGTGGCCGAGGCCAAGCGGACGCATGACTGGCAGAACCGCACGGGCGTCCTGGAGGGCGGCGTCGACATCGCAGATTACGCGCGCGCCGAGGGAAGCGGCGTCAGGGGCACGTGGGGCGTTCGCGATGTAGTCTATGCGCGGATACAGGAGGAAGGCGGCACCATACGCCCCAAAAAGGCCAAGGCCCTGGCGGTCCCTCTTCCCGATGGCGGCGTGGCGCTCGTCCAGTCGGTGACCATCCCTGCGCGGCCCTATCTGCGGCCGGCCGCCGACACACATTATCCGAAGCTCGCAAAACGGATCAGAACGGCCTACGAGCGCAAGTCGAAAAAGCCCACTTGACGCCGCCGACGCGGGAAACGATGCTGCCGCCGGTTCTCCCGCCCTCTACAATGTTCCTCTCCCGCGCGCTTCTCGCCCGCGCAGCTGCGCGCATGTTTTGCGGCGTGTGCGCTCCCTAGTCTGCCCACTGTGTTCTCGGTCTTCCGCCGGGTCGTTTCACAGGACAGGGCATGGACGAAGCCGACATCATCACCGCGACCGTGACGCTCCTGAAATCGGATGCCGCCGTCACCGCGCTTTGCGCCGACCGCGTGTTCGGCGACGAGTTGCCGAATGATGAGGCGGCCGCCATGCCGCGCGCCGCCATCGTCGTTCGGGCGTCCGGCGGCACGTCGATCGCAGCCGGCAGTTTCATCCAGCACGATACACAGCGCCTCGACCTGGTCGCCTATGGCGCCACAAAATTCGACGCGGACGCATTGCGGCGTGCCGCTCGCCGCGTCCTTACCGCCTTACGCCGCCGCGTCATCGGCAACGTCCTGATCCATTGGATCGAGAGCGCAGGCGGGTTCTCCAGCGGCCGCGATCGCGACGGCGCGTGGCCGTATGCATTCCAGTCCTTTCAGGTCTTTCACGCGCTTCAGGAGGTTTAAATGCCAGCGCCTTTCGAAATCATCGCGGCGCCCTTCGTCGCCTATTATGCCGAACTCGGCGAGCCGTTCCCGTCAGTCACCGAGGAGCCGGCCGGTAACTGGGTCATGATCGGCACGTCAGGGGACGAAAGTTACGACCCCGAGGGCGTGCAGGTCACCCACAGCCAAGACGTCAACCTTGTACGGCCGCTTGGCAGCACGGCGCCGGTGAAGGCTTTCCGCCGGGAGGAGGACCTGGTCGTCGCCTTCACCGTGTGGGACGTCTCGCTCGAAGCCTACCGGGTGGCGCTCAATGGCAATCCGATCCAGACCGTCGCCGCTGGCGTCGGCACGCCCGGAACCAAGGCCCTGCGGCTTTACCAGGGCGAGCAAGTGGCCACGATGGCGCTGCTGCTGCGGGCGCAGGTGTCGCCTTATGGCGACGAAATGGCCATGCAGTACGAGGTGCCCTACTGCTCGATGACCGGCAATCCGGAAGTGGTTTACCGCAAGGGCGAACCGGCCGGCCTGGCGCTTGAGTTCTCGGCGCTGAAAGACCCCAACGCCGCAACCAAGGCGGAGAGCTTCGGACGGCTGGTGACCCAGCATCAACTGCCGCTGCCATGAACGACCGGCTGATCGCGCGGGCGCGGGCGGCGGACGAAGAGGCGCGCAATCACAAGCGTCTCGAACGCGCCCACCGACACAAGGCGCGTGCGGCCCGCGAACGACAGGCCGAGATCGAGCGGCAATGCGCGCGGCTCGGCATCACGGTGATCTACGACCAGGTCATCCACCCAACAGGCGAAGGAACCTTCCATGGCCAAGACAAAACCGATCCTCGACCTCAACACGCTGATTGAGCGGCCAACCATCCGCATCGACGGGATGACCTACGAGTTGCGCTCGCCCGATGAGCTCTCGGTGCTCGACAGCCATTTCTTCACCGTCAAGGGCAAGGAGATCGAGCGGCTTGCCGGCGAGGACGGAAAGGACGAGGAGCTGGCCGCCGTCATCGACGAGGTGGTGCCGCGCATGGTTGTCGATCTTCCGGCCGAAGTATTCATCAGTCTTCCCGGTGCGGCGCGGCTGGCGATCGTCGATGTTTTTACCGGGCTCCTGCTGCGCCGGAGGGTGAGCATGGCAGGAGCGATCGCCCAGGCCGTGGTGGCGCCCAGAACGCCGACATCGACTGGGGAGAAGAGCTCCCTCGCCTCCAGCGTTTCTTCGGCGGCGATCCGGACTGGTGGCTCCGCCACGCTCCCGCAGCCCTGATCCGGGCCTATCGAACCATGTTGCCCCGCATCCAGGCAGACGAGCAACTGATGGCGATCAGCGTGACCGCGCTCGGCGGAGGAAAGGCCAAGCGTGCGGATGCGCGCACCGCCATCCAGCGCCTTGAACGGATCGCCGGTGGAGGGCGGCGTGCGGTGAAGGCCGCAACGCCCGATATGCTGGCCGCTGTGGGCATCGCCGTTGTGCAAGCCCCGCCTGCCAGCGCGGGAGCGGCGAAGGAAGAGACCGATGGCTGAACGGCTCGGCGAAGCGCTTCTCGACATCAGGACGAGCGACAAGGGTTTCGACCAGGGCGTCCGCCGTGCCGAACGGCAATCGGAAGGGCTCGGTCGCAGCTTCGATGCAACGGCGGCGAAGGCGTTGCGGCTCGGCCGCAACCTGGCGCTGGCGGCTGCCGCCGGCGCGGCAGCACTCGGTGCGCTCGTCAAGCGGCAGATCGACAACGCCGATGCGATGAGCAAGTCGGCGCAACGCGCCGGCGTGACAACGGAAGCGCTGTCGAGACTGGCCTGGGCGGGCGACCTGTCGGATGTCAGCCTCGGCACGCTGACCACGAGCATGGGGCGGCTGGCCAATGTGATGAGCCAGGTTGCCGGCGGCCAGGTCAAGGAGACTGTCGCGCTGTTTGAGGCGCTGGGCATTTCGGTGACCGATGCGAACGGCCAGCTGCGCTCCGCCGACACGGTGATCGGCGAACTGGCCGACGTCTTCGCCTCCATGGAGGATGGCGCCGACAAGACGGCGATCGCCATCAGGATTTTCGGCCGTTCCGGCGCCGAGCTCATTCCGCTGCTCAACAATGGCCGCAAGGGCCTGGCCGAGATGGCCGACGAGGCTGACCGGCTGGGCATCACGATCAGCACCGATATGGGCCGGCGCGCCGAAGCGTTCAACGACGCCATGACGCGCGTTCGCGCGGTGTTTCAGGGCATCGTCGTGCAACTGGCCGGCGAAGTGCTGCCCCATCTGGAAGCGTTCGCCGACAGGCTCAACGATCCGGCAATGGTCGCCAACGTTCAGTCGATCGCGCGCGACGTGGTTTCGGCGCTGGGCACCATTGCCACGGCGCTCGGCAAGCTCATCAGCCTGTTCAAGCAGCTGAAGGAGTGGACAGAGTGGGCCGGCGAGATCGCGCCCTATGGCTTCTTCGGCCTGGCCAAGAGCGCGAGCGATGCGATGACCGGCGGAGGCGAAGCGCCGACCGGCCCGCAGCCGCTTGAGGACGCCGCTTTCGACGACCGGTTTCAGGGCAACCGGCCAGGGAGAACCTCCCGCCTGACACCGCCCGAACCTCCGCGTCGGACCTTCAATCTTGGGGAAGTGTTGGGAGGGAGTGGCTCGGGCTCGGCCGACACCGCGGCCCTAAAAGCAGAGATCGACAAGCTCGAAATGAAGCGCCAGGCGGTCAAAGACCTGATCACGCAGCTCGAAGATGAGCAGGCCGTCATGCAGGAAACCGATCCGGTGATGCGCGAGATGATCCGCCTGCGCGGGTTGCTGGCAGAGGCGACCCCTGAACAGACGAAGCGTGTGCGCGAACTGATTACCGAGACGCTGCGCGAGCGGCAGGCGATGGAGGCGGCGCAAGACGCCATGGAGACCTTCGGCCGGATGGGCGTCAACGCCTTGAGTGCGCTTGCCGATGGCAGCCGTTCGCTTGAGGACACGCTGAAACAGCTCGGCTCGCAACTGGCCGATCTGGTTCTCCAAGCCGCCCTGCTGGGCCAGGGACCGCTGGCGGGTCTCTTCGGGTTCGGCGGCGGCGGCGGGCTGTTCGGTGCGATCGGCTCTCTGTTCTCCGGCTTCCGCGCAACGGGCGGGCTGATCCCATCGGGCACGTTCGGCATTGTCGGCGAGCGCGGGCCGGAACCGGTCATCGGCACATCGCGCGGGGCGATGGTGCTGCCGAATTCGTCTCTGGCCGGCATGTCCAGCGGCGGCGCGACGCGCTCAAACACGACGGTGCGAATGATCATGCCCGAGGGCTGGCGCACCGAGATCGTGGACGAGGCCCGCCAGGGCGCGGCCGACGACACGGTGCGCATCGTCGAGCAATACGACCGGGGCCGGAGCAATCGCTACGAGAACGGAGCGGAGTTCGGATGACGACGATCATCGATATGCCGGGCGTCCTTATGGACGATGTGTCATTCCGGCCCTTCTCTCCCGTCCTGGTGGACCGGATGGAAGGACGCCGTACCGAGACGCTGCGCCGGCCCACCAATTGGTGGATCGCTTCCTGGCGAACCGTGCAGCTCACAGCCGAGGAGCTTGGCCGCATGGATGCGTGGTCGACCGTCGCCAGCGACGGCGCGCTGTTCCGCGCATTTGATGTTCGCAGGCCACGGCCGATGGCCGAGGATACCGGCCAGCCACTTTCCGGTGCGCGCGCTGGCGGCGGGGCATTCGACGGCACGGCGACGATCATCGAGATCGGGGCAGACCGCAGGAGCGTGACCATCGGCGGGCTTCCCGCCAACTTCCAGTTGAAGGCAAGCGACTATGTGGAGCTACGCATGTCGGCCCTGCTCGTCTCGCTTCATTGGGCGGTCGCGGACGTGCAGGCCAGTGCGGCAGGCGTGGCGGTGCTGCCGATCCGCTACGGCATTGATGCCGCCTTCACCACGGCAGCAACAGTCAACTTCGAGAAGCCGGCCTGCCTGATGCAGCTCGATCCCAGCTCCTATGAAAGCGGCATGGCCGGCACGGTGAGACAGGCGTCATTTTCGGCGCAGGAAGTGTTTCCGAGGGAGGTTCCATGACCGTCGAGAACCTGTTGGACGAAGGCGACCTGGTCGCCCTGGAGCTGGTCCGCTTCGACCTGCCCGGTACGTCGGTCGGTTATCACCGGGGAGGCCGGCCATACACCTATAATGGCCTCGTCTACCTGCCGAACCGTTTCCTTATGCTCGGCGAGGCAAGTGCGGCCCTGGGCGTGGCAGTCACCACGCGCACGATCGGGTTTTCCGGCATCCCAACAGACGATCCCGACGACGCGATCGCCAAGCTGGAAGAGTACGACTACCCGAACGCTCCGGTCATCATCACCTACCTGGCCGGCCGGCCAGGCACGGACGAGGTGGCGGGCGTCCTGTTTTCGGCGATCTACGAGATCAAGGAAGTCCGCTACCCCAAATCGGCAACGGACAAGCAGGGCCAGAAAACGCTGGCGATCGAGATCGACTTGGAACCGCCCGGCCGATCGGCGCGGGGCGCGACCTTCGTCAAGCGCGCGCAGGGTGAACAGCAGTTCGACAACGATGCGAACGACACCGGGCTTGAGTACGCCGCCCTGGTCGAAAGCGTCGTCGAGGAGTGGGGCCAGGTGATGCGATGAGCAAGGAGAGCGCAATGCGGCCGATCAACCCTGGAGACCATAGGCGCCCCGATGCCGTGAACCCCGGCCCGGCGCCGATGCTGCAATGGCACAAAATTGCGTTGCTGGTGGTCGACGACCGCTATCAGCGCGAATTGAAGCCCGGCAACTGGAAGGCGATCAGGCGGATTGCCGAGAACTTCAGATGGTCGCACTTCTCGCCCGTCTTCGTGGCGCCGGTGGAAGGCGGTCGATTTGCCATCATCGACGGTCAGCACCGTACCCACGCGGCCGCGCTTTGCGGGTTCGAGGAGGTGCCATGCCAGATCGTGCAGATGACGCTCGACGAACAAGCTGCCAGCTTCGCCGCCGTCAACGGCATGGTGACGAAGGTCACCCATTGGCAAATCTACAAGGCGGCGCTCGCGGCCGGTGAAAGCTGGGCGGAAGCGCTGGCCTCGACGGCGCTGGAAGCCGGATGCCGTGTGATGACCTCCAACGCCTCGACCTGGACGAAGAAGCCGGGCGAGATTTATGGCATCCGCAGCTTTCGTGAGGTCATCGAAAGCCGTCCGCGCGCCGCAGTGGTCGCCGCCCTGAAGGCTTTGATGGCCGCCGAGGGCTATGGCGATGCGCCGGAACTGTGGGACACGAACATTCTGTGCCCGCTCCTGAAGGCGTTGGCGGGTAGCCCGCAGGCGCTTGAGAGTGGCGATCTCGCCACGGAGCTCGAAGCGTTCGACATCTGGGGTTTGATCGACGCGGTCGAGGAAGAGGCTAGACGCCGGCGTCGCGCCGGCCTGCCATCGATGCCGAAGCGCGATCAGTTGGAAACGCGGCTATCCGCCTGGCTCTGCCGGTCCTTTCCCTCTGGAAAGGGCGCCGCATGACGCGTTTCGAGATCGCCACGGCCGTCATCGAAGCGGAACTCGACAAGGCGTATTTGCCGGGCGAGAGCGACTGCCTGTTTCTGGGCTTGCGCGTTGCCGATGCGCTCGATCCCTCACTTGGCCTGGTCGAGAGATACTGGCGTGCCTACACCACGCTGGCCGGCGGCCACCGGGCAATGGTCAAGGCCGGTTTCAAGTCGATTGAAGCGTTTCTCGAAAGCCATTTGAAACGCTGTGCGCCGGCCCAGGCACAGTTCGGCGACCTCGTGATCCTTGGTCTGCCGGCGGGCAGCCGCAGGGCGGATCATGTGGCGGTGTGCATCGGCACGCGCTTCGCAACCAAGCTGGAGACCGGCGGCTCGCTGCACATGATCGACGAGGTCACGGCAGCATTCAGGACCGGCGCGCCTCATGAGCCCGCCCAATGGTGATCTTCTCGGCCATCGTCGCGGTCGGCGCATTCCTTTTCAGCGGCACGCTGCTTGCCCAGATCGCGCTCGGCGCGCTCGCCTTCGGCCTCAAGCTGGGCTTGGCCTATCTCAACCGCCCGAAGAAGCGGCCTTACTCGGCGGTTCAAGGCGAAGTGATGATGGGCGGCGACGTTCCGGTCACGACGCTTTACGGCATCGGCAAGATGGCAGGCCACCGGGTGGACTACTTCAGGTGGGGCAGCGGCAACAAGTACAATGCCGACGTCTTTGTGCTCGCCAACGGCTGGTGCGATGGCCTTGAAGACGAGATCTACTTCTACGGTGAAAAGCACGGCCTGGTGCCCCGCCCAATCATCGGCAACGAGGTCGAGCATTGGGGCGTCAGCGGCTACGGCGACGACATCAGCATCCGCTTCTATGACGGCCGGCCGGGCCAAGGCCCGGACATGAAACTTGTGAACGACTCGCAAGGGACCGGGCGGGCCTGGAAGGAAAGCTCCACGCTCTCGGGCATGGCCTATGTGGTGGTCGAACGCCTGTTCAACGAGACCCGCAACGCGAAAGGCCGGCCCTATTTCGAGTTCGTCGTGCGCGGCCTGCGCCTCTACGACCCGCGCCAGGACAGCACGTTGGCAGGTGGCACTGGCACGCACCGCCTGGACGATCCTGCAACGTGGGCGTTCTCCCTCAATCCGGGCGTCCAGCGTCTCAACTATCAGATCGGCCTGCGCGGACGGATTTCCAGCCGCACGCTGATCGGCGAAGGCAAATCGCTGGGTCAACTGGACCTTGGCAGCTATTTCGCGGCGATGAATGTGTGCGACACACCGCGCGAAGGGAAGCCGCGCTATCAGTCGTCTCTGTTCGTGACGGGCGAGGATGACCACACGGAGGTGCTGAAGGAGTTCGACGACGCCATGGCGGGCTACGCCATGAACCGGCGCGGTCTCTCCGGCGTGATTGCCGGCGCGCCGCAAGTTCCCGTGGTCACGATCACGGCCGACGACATTCCCGACGGCCGCGCCCAGGACCTGCGCCGGCGCAAGAACACCTATGAGCTGTTCAACCACATATCCGGCCAGTTCATCTCCCCGGAAAATCACTGGAAACCGGAGAGTCTGAAGCCCGTTCATGTCAACGCGGATGTCGCTGCAGACGGCAGAACGCGCCAGACCTCAAACGACTTCCTGCAGGTGACGGACCCGGACATCGCGCAGTATCTTCTATCGATCCGCTATCGCCAGCAAAGGCTCGGCGGGCAAGCAACGGTGCCGGTATCACGGCGGGTCGGTTTTCGTGTCCTCGAAGGCGAATGGGTCAATTTCGACGGACGCACATGGCTGGTGACCGGATGGCGATGCGACGACAGCTTGCGCGTGACGCTGACCCTTGCTCAAACGTCGGCCGCGATCTACGCGGAGGGCGGGATCGAGCCGGGGCCGATCGTCATTCCGGCGCCGCCGCCTATCAATCCGAACCTGCTTTCGAACGTCATCGACTTCAATGTCGAGGTCGGGGTGATCGAGGGCGGCGATGGGACGGAGGAGCCGGCGCTGCGCTTCACCTGGGCACCGCCCGAGGACCCGACGATCACGGATGTGATCTTCGAGTATTTCGTCGGCGGCGATCCGACCGGCCAGACGATCTACAGTGACCGCACCGACAAGCCGGAGGCAGGCGAGTATGTGACATCGAAGGACGTGATAGGGGGCGTCTTCTTTTCGGCGCGCTGCACGATCCGCACGGTTCCTGATCGTTTCAAGACCCATTCGCCTTGGAAGACGGCTCTGGACATGACGGGGCCGGTGCGCGTTTACCCGCCAAACGTCGAGGGGCTGGGCGAGGACGTGCAGGAGCTCCTGAAATGGGCTGGCCTGTCGGATCGATCCATCTGGGAGGAGCTGGAGCGCCTGGGTCAGCTTGTCTCCGACCAGAACAGCTGGAACTTCTTCGACAAGCAGTCGTTGCGCACCGAGCTGACGGCGGTCAATAGCGCCCTTACGGCCAGCTACACTCTAGCCATCCAGACCGCCGTGGGCACCATGGCTGACGATCTTCTGGCGGTGACGACGAAGGTCGAAACGCTGGAGGTGGCGGTCGCCGATACGCAGACGGGCCTTTCGGGGCTGGGGCAGATCGTCAACGCACAGGACACGCGCATCACCCAGGCCGAGGGTCAGATCGCGGTCAACAGTTCCTCGGTTCAAGCCCTGACTTCGGTGGTCAACGAGGTCTCGGCAGAAGCGCTCTTCCGTGCGCAGACCGTGGCCGGCCCTGGCGACGGTTGGTCGCGCATTGTCTTGCAGACGCGGGTTTCAACAAGCGTCGGCTTCGCCTCGGCCGCGCTGTTCCTCGACGCCAAATCGAATGGCGAAGGTCGCATCGTGCTCGATGCCCAGAACCTTTTCTTCGGTGACCTGTCGAGCGGCTCGACCGTCAATCCGCTGGTCTATTCCAATGGTGAATGGGCGCTGGAGAACCTGCGTCTCGGCACCCTCAACTTCAATCGGCTCCAGTCGAACAATGGCAAGCTCGACATCAGGGGCGACGGCACCAACGCCTACCTGGACATTTTTAACTGATGCGAATGCGGATCGGACACAAGCCGGGTGTCGGCGGCGCGGTGAAGGTGATGCGGAACAACGCCGACGATCCCTGGACGACACCGAACACGGACTACGGCAAGTTCATCTTCAACAGCGAAACGACGAAGCTCGGATACATCGTCCAGTCGTTTGTGATCGACACAAGCGTGTCGACCGGCACCGTTCAATACTTCCCGGCCGGCACCAACGAGAGCACCTGCGACTGGTCCATCGTCAACGATACCCAGGGGTGGAGCGGCGTCCGGGTGCGGGTGTATGCGAGCCGGATCGCGGACAGAAGCTATCCCGTCATCATGGAGGGCTCCGCCTTCATGGTGCAGGATTTCGTCGAGGGATGGATACCGGCCAATCGGCAGGTGAACAGCGAGACGCGCTCGGAATACTACATGTTGCCGCAAGGCGACCTGATCTACGACAACTTCATCCCGCTCGTGCATTTCAGGATTTTGGTGTCGGTCTACGATCTACCGGCCTCCTCGGCGGCCTATCCGACCGGAGAAACGGGAACACCCGGATCCCGGAATGTCCGCATTGCGGCGAACGAGGTGAAGATCGCCAAGGGCGGAGCTCCGGATAATGGCGACCGTGACACGCTGATCGCCGACAGCGACCGAATTCCGGCGCTGCTGGAAGCAGCAGGTGAGGTGCTGATCGCTGCCGGCAATGCGGCGGATGTCATGACGGTCACCCCGATCAACGAGCGAACCTATGTGGACTACCAGCTGTGGGACGCCGCTGGCGCCGGCGCGACATACCCGGTGCTCGTCCTGCCGGGCCAGATGGGAGCTGGTCTGTATTCCGTTACAAGCGAACGGCAGGGAGATCGGGTGCGCTTCACGAACAAGGGAACCCGCGACGTCTATGTGCGCTACATCATCTCGAAGTTCGACGGCGAGCAGTCGTCGGGCGGCTCGGCGGTGATGCGCCGGTTGCCCGATGGCAATCTTCAGATCAAGCGGCCGGGATCATCGGACATCAATCCGCGCGGAGGTGACATCATCCTCGACACACGGCTGCCCTACCTGCCGGTGATCGACGAGGGCTATATCCACTACACCGCGTTCAACGAAAGCGCGACCGGCGCCGACTACGGCGATAGCGCCAAGACGGTCACCTTCGATGCTGGTGGGCTGAAGCCGTTCCTCAAATACTGCTTCGTGTGCCCCGGCACGAGCGGCCTGTTCATCGTCCGCATGCCCGACAGCCGGATGTTAACTGCCGAGGGGCGCGAGCAATGGTCGCTGGGCGGCGTGGCGCAGATCACGGACAGCAGCATCAAATTCCATCTCGCCCGCTCGCACGCCTACAACTACATCAACCAGGGCGGCGGCTGGCAGAAGGTCACTTACAGCAACAATCCCGTGGGCATCCGCTACTACATTTTCGGCATCCCAGCATGATGTCCTCCAGCACGGAGCACGAGGCAATGGCCAGCAAGAACGAAACCATTGAAATCCATCCCGCCGCAGTGGCCATGGAGGCGAAGGTGCTCGCGGCCTTTCTGACACAACGCAACCTGCACTTGGCGAACAGGATCGTGCAGTTGGAGCAGGAGCTCGCGGCCGAGAGGCAGGGCAACATGGTCGAGAACAGCAAGGAGAGCGGCGATGGCGACACGGCCTGATTACACCGTCGGAACGATCACGCTGACCTCCGGGTCGGTCAACTTCACCACGAGCGGATCGGCTCTTCAGGCGAACAACGTTCAGCCCGGCGATATGATCTTGCTGCCGGCCAAGGGGTTGACGCTCGTCGTTGCAGCGGTGACGGGGCAGAACTCCGGAACACTGACAAACCCGTGTCCAGCCGGCGCGGCCGGTGCCGGTCAACCGCTGCGTATCCGCTTCCAGCCGGACGGCTCGCGCTACTCGGCGGCGGTGCAGGCGTTAGTGGAACTGTTGGAGAGCGGCAACAACGAGGCGCTGGCCGGGCTTGTCGGTGCGGCGAACACCATGCCGTTTTTCACTGGCTTGGGGACAATGGATGTCAAAGACATTGGCAGCCTTCCCAACGGTTCAGTGGGAGCGCCGGCGCTCAATTTCGGGATGGCCGGCGCACCTAACACCGGGTTCTATCGTCCATTGGGTTCGGCGATTGATCTTGCAATCGGCGGCGTACAGCACACGCGGTGGCACTCCAGTCACGGTATTGAACTGATGGTGGGGAGCTTCAAAGGCTCCGGTGCCGGTCTGACAAACATTCCTCTGTCTGCAATCGGGGAGTCCGGGTTGTGGACACCAACACTGACCGGTTTCACTACGCCAGGCACTCCGACCTACGTTCAGCAGCAAGGGTCTTACGTTCGGATCGGCGCCAAGCTCGTTCTCGCAACTGTCTACCTGGTGGTATCGAACATCGGTGGTGCGACGGGTCAGTTCGTGATGGGCGGAATTCCTTTCTCGATGGCGTCAGGCCCGAGCAGGCGCTCTCTTTTCTTCCCAAGCTTCTGGGGCGGGCTCGGCTTGGGATCACCCTACACATACTGGTTTGGCTTCGGGATCACTACTGACGCGCTGCGCCTATACAAAGGCGCGCCTACAACCGCTACCAATGCGCTCTCGAACAGTGATGTGACCGGAACCATCACCATCTACGGAACCACTGTGTATGAGGCCGCATGATGAAACTCGATAGTTATGAACTCATGGAAGCGGGGCCAGTCAACCTGCGCTTCGTCGTCGATGGAACCTATTTGCGCCAGGTGCGGCAACCGGGTGATGACATTTCCGATTTGCCGGCAGCCGCGCAGGCGGCGCTCACCGAACACTGGTCACCAGCACGAGTGGCGGCGCTTGTGGCCGCGCGCGATCAGGCCGAAGCCGACTGGCTAGCCGAGCTGGAGGCGATGCGCGGGCCGATCGGCGGGGCGCATGTCAACGCAGAACGCCAGCGTCGCGTCGAGGCCGGCCGCGACTTCACGGTATCAGGCTATGGCGACGTGCCGTTGACCGGACGCGACCAGGACCAGGTGGCGCTCATGGGGCTGCTGATCAAGGCGCGCGCGCTCAAAGAGACTAGCGTGACCGATGCCGTGTTGACGGTACGTGATGCCGACAACGAAAACCACCTGCTCACGCCGGACCAGATGATCGAGCTGGTGAGCGGCGGCATGGCATGGATCGAAAGTGTCATGGCCGTGTCGTGGGCGATGAAGGACGGTACCGCGCCCTTCGAGAGCGGCATCCCGGAAAACTTCGAAGATGATCAATGGTGGCCGTAG